GGACCTTCACGAATGGAACGTACTGGAGATTCGCAGACAGTGTAAACTATCTTCGGAGGGACAACAATCTTGCAGGATTAAGCAATGCAGCAGCAGCGAGGGTAAACTTAGGAACCTTAGCGAATGCAGATACGAATGACATAGCCAGGAGGACCTTCACGAATGGAACGTACTGGAGATTCGCAGACAGTGTAAACTATCTTCGGAGGGACAACAATCTTGCAGGATTAAGCAATGCAGCAGCAGCGAGGGTAAACTTAGGAACCTTAGCGAATGCGGATACGAATGACATAGCCAGGCGAACCTTCACAAATGCGACATACTTGAAGAACGCAGACAGTACAGATAAAGCTTCGAGGACCTTCACAGGAGCGACGTATCAATTAAAAGATGCTGACCTTGATGATCTTGCAGATGGAACTTTATCTATAACTGCAGGTGGCACAGGTAGACAAACAGGCGCAACAGCTTATGGTTTAATCGCTGCCGGAACTACGGCCACTGGAGCGCAACAAACGCTCGCTGCCGGTCTTACAACTCAGATTCTTGTCGGTGGCGGTACTGGCGCACTTCCCGCTTGGGGAGCGGATATACCAACTACCGTCACAATCGGAACGCAATATATTTATCGAGCAACCGGCACTGATGTACCTCTTACCGATGGTGGTACAGGTGCGAGTTCGGCTGCTGCTGCTCTAACAAATCTTGGAGCAACTCCGTTATCTCGGATTGAAGCTCTATCTGGAGTAAGTATGGATTCATCTGCAATGTCAATTACAGGTGTATATCCAATGAATATTTCCGGAGGGTACATAATAGATACAATTCAAGTAGTAATCAATGGAGCTAATAGTCCTTCGATAACAATACAAGTATCATCTGGAGTTAGTTTGGCCTCTGCTCTTACTCATATCGTAACTCCTGCAGCTATCACAACGATTAACACTATCAATGCAATTACAGGAGCAGCTCTCCAAAACACAACGGTTGATAACGGCAAAATTATTTGGCTTACATTCTCGGCAGCCAGCCCAAAACCATGGAGAACACTGGTAGTAGTAAAGGGACATAGAATATGAAATGGCTAATCAGCGTATTGCTATTTCCAATAATGCTTCAGGCACAGTTTGTTGTTCCTTATTACTATCAAGCTCCTGTCGTTGCCGGTGGTCCTACTGCAGTAGTTTATGATAATGCTACGGCTTACAATACTGGAAGTACATCAGATCCTCAAACATTCTCTTATACTGCTGGTGCAGATGCAAATTATTTAACTGTTGCAGTATGTATGAATAGTTCAACTGGATGGATTAACGGAGGAGTAACTTGGAACGGTACTGCAATGGACTCGCTTTGTCATTATATAAGCGGTACATCAATTAAATTATGGTTGTTTGGTAAGAAAATTCCAAGCAATACGGGAACACACGATATAGTTGTTGATTTAAATGCGGGTAAATTACTAATGGTTTGTGCGTCAAGTTGGAAGAATGTTAATCAAACTACTCCAACTGGTACTGCTGTTGGTTCAGCAGCATCAAGTAAAAAAACTATAAGTGCTATTATGACCTGTACTACCGCCGACGCGGTTGTCGCTGTCTGTCATGGTGGTTCTAATTATACTTTGACACCAAACTATACAGGATTGATGGAGGCGCAGGCAAATGGTTCTACATGGCATGGTGCTTGCCAGTATGTTGTATCAACCGCTAATCCGACAATGACTTGGACTTGGAGTAACAACGGAAATGCTGTTATTGGAGCGATACCATTAATATTTTAAGGAAGTGATCATGGTTAAGATCAGTAATTTCGCGAATGGAAAATTATTAACTGTAATTATTCCGCTTATTGGTTCGTTATTGACATTCGTTGTTATTATGTACACGGTCGGTCAACAAACCGGCAAGTACACGGAAAAGGTTGATACACTTGAAAAGTCTACTATACCAGAACTGAAAAAAACAGTAGATACAAACGAAGCAAAAAGAGAACTGGATATGAAGGAATTAAGAGCCTTCTTTAAGACTATAGATAGCACGTTAATGGATATCCGTTACGATCAGAAAGATATTAAAAAAGACGTATCAGTTGTAAAGAAAAAACTCAAAATTGAGTAGAGGTTAATATGGCAATAACAGATTTTTTATTTAAAAGCGAGAAGGATGTAGAAGCTCCAAAGATGCAACGTGAGGAGCTGGAGCGCATCAATCAGATGATGGGCCGGATAGGCGGTACAGAGTCCGGTTTTGGTGGCATCAGTGACGTGGGTGGACTTGAGAAAAGATTCGGCGTGTCCCCATTCTCAAGGCAAAAATACACACGTAGTTTGAAGGATGTGTACGGATCGCAACGCAGAAACCTTGCAACGTCTCTTGCTCGTGGACGGTCCTCTTTGAAGCGTAGGATGTCTGGATCTGAAGCTCAGCCGGAGTCGCTATTCAGCAATGTCGAATCGCAGTACGCAGGTGCATACGGTGATTTGGGCACACAGGAAGCTGGAGCAATGACAGAATCCTTCGATAAGGAGCAGAAGTACACAATGGATATTGCCGGATTCCTATCGAATGTGATCGGTCAATCAGACGCGTTCACGAAGTGGAAACAAGGCGCTCTTATGGCCGGTGAAGGTATGAGACAAGAAGGTGTCGGTAATGTTGTAGGCAGTATGAATGACGATACATTGCTTGGTGACATTACATCAGTTATTGATGCTTACAAAAAATTGACAAAACCTGCATAAGGAATAAAATTATGGGTAGCTTAGGAATAGCTAAAGCAATCAGGGGTTCTCCGATAGACAGCCTTGCAAAGTCTCTTGCGGATGAGAGGAAGCGTAAAGAGGAAGAGGCGAAGGCTGCACGGTTCAATATGATTATTGGGAAATTCCTCAATCCGGAGAAGGTTCAAAAACAGGTTTATACTCCTCCTGTTCGCACTCCCAAAGGGCCGTTGGATGTAGGACCCGATCAGACCGATCCATTAACCGGTGAAAAGTTCTTCTCTGAAACTCCTGGTCGTACTGAGACGAAAGAAGAACAAGCGGAATTTGATCCAACAAATCCCGCATTCATTATCGAGATGGGAAAAGCTGCGAAGAAAAAGCCGGAGGAGATTACCGAGCAACTCATTCAAACCTCTCTACAGAAGAAGAAAGCTGTAAAGCCCACAAAGAAGTCAATCGATCGTGTGGTAGGTATTGATGGATTCTACTATGATGTGCTTGAGGATCCGGAGACAGGGAAAACGACATGGGAAAAATCTAACGTACTTGCTCCGGAGAAGGAATGGGCTAAAACTGAGAAGAAGGGCAAACGTACAGTGTCGCAGGTGGTAGGCAAGAATGGATTTTATTATGATGTCGTAGAGGATCAAGATACCGGCAAAACTGAATGGAGAAAGTCCAATGTGCAAGCTCCTGAAAAAGCTGGCAAAGAAGGAAAGGAAGAAGAGGATAGTTACTACGCTACATTCACAAAGCAGGATGGTACGACCGAATCTAAGGTTTACAAAGGTACTCGTAAGCAAGTCAAAAACAGTGTTACGCAACGATTAGCAGCGATAGATTCACTCTTGTCGAAGCATCCTAAGTCGAAGGATAATTGGTCGAAGTTTAAATCCGGTGAAATGTCCTTCGAGGATATTCAGAATGACGACACAGCACAGGCCTACGCATACGAGTACACGGAGTTGAAATCATTGCTTGATGGACTTGGTGCTGGTGAACCGAAACCTATTACTCCTACAACTGATCAGGGAAAGGTTAAAAAGAATCTACCTCCGGTTAATCCAGGTGAAACAAAAGAAGCCTACATTAAAAGATTAAAACAGTCGGGATATGAAATCACTCCCTAAAGTCTCGTTATCCGACATCGATGAGCTTTTTGGTGATGAGAAAAAAGCATCGTTGAAGGAAATAGATGAGATCTTCAATATAAACGAATTTGTAAAGCAGGGTCGTCAATTCCAACCTCAAACCGTTGCACCTGTATCTACGGCAGTATCACAACCTGGACTTGAAGAGGAAGAAGAGTTACCGGATGAAAGACTTGTCCAGGCATTAGAGGATATTGAAACCGCATATCCCGTAGCTAAACCCCAACCTCCCGAAGAACCCCCAAGAGTATTTGAATCGCTGGCTAAGAAGATACCTGAACCTCTCTTGCGTGAAGTCGGTAGAGGAATAGGTAAGGCACTTGACATTGGACCAAGATCGATCATGGGTGGAGTAAAGGCTGGTGCAGGAGAACTCGAAAAGGCATACAAACTCCTGGAAGAAAAAGGTATCGAAGGTGTACCTGAAGCGGTACTACGAACCGTGTTAGGTGCCACTCATGGTATGTTCGGTACGATGATGGGAACGTCTCCCTCTGGATTAGCATTCTTAGGAACTCAAGAAGCTGCTGTAGAGGCTGTACCCGAAGCCGGACCAATGATACAGAAAGCACTTTCACCCGTTAGTACCACAGCAGAAGTACTTGGAGAGATGATGGGTATACCTCCATCAAGAGAAGAACTTGGTGGCATTACCGGAGTAGCGAAAGACATAGGAGATCTGTTTGGTCAGATCTACATGTTCACGAAAACCCATAAAAGAGTATCTGAAGCTGGTAAGACAAAACAGGAACTGGCCTTCATCGAAGCACAGCCGAAATTTGAGAGGGCAAGACCGGAAGGAGCTGCATCGGAGATCGGTGACTATCAGAAGGATGTCGTTGAATGGTCGGTACAATTTGAGAAGCAATTTCCCAACCTATATAAGAGCATACAGGCAAAACTAAAAGGGAATATCCCTCTCACTCCAGGTGAAAAGAATGTAGTCGATTCATTCACACGGAAGATGATGCGCAGGCAGATACCTACCACAAAAGAGACTCCGGTGACTGATGATGAAGCTCTCGAACTATTACAAGGTATAACAGACGATAAAGGTCAAAGGTTATATAGTGATGATCAGATCGCACGGTTATCATCACAACAGAGGATCTACTATGCTTCCGGTGGTCGTCAGGGATCCAAAGATATCGAGAAACCGAAAAAAGCGGAAGTACCAGTTGCGCCCGTAACTCCTCCAGTAGAAGTCCTGAAAGCTGTATCACCTTTAGAAGAAGCTGTAAAGAACCTCCCCAAAACTCCAGAAGAAGGTCCTGCAGGACCGATTGTAAAGGAAGTTATTCAACCACCTCCGATTAAAGGTGAAAAGGCAAAAACGACTGAGGAAAAAGTAGTTGAACTTGGTAAGCGTATCGAAGGAACAATTGTAGAACTTGAATCGAAAAAGAAAGTAGATGAGATGGGAGCATCCTACTCATATAATCTACCCGAAGGTAAATACAGATTTAAGGTCACAAATGCCGGAGCACGTGCTACTCTTATTCCAGTCGATGAGAACGGAAAAAAAATCAGATTAAAAGATATCGTTGGAAGTGACATCGACCGTATTGGTGTATCGGCAAAGATGCTCAATGAAGATTTTACCATAGTTAAACCTCCAGAGAAACCTAAACTCGATATTCCCATCATACCAAAAGGTTGGCAAGAAAGACCGGCAGCAGATGAAGGGAAAAGATATTTTGTTTATGAAGGTGGCGAAAGTGGCCCGAATTATTATGTACAATTTCAGCATTACGATAAAACATGGGATTTCGTTCAAGGTAGAACAATACATAGAAACACAGAAAAGAAACTTGGTAACTTTAAAACTCCAGAAGAAGCTCTAAAATATGCTCAAGTATATCTCACCGGTAGAAAAGAGGAAGTAGGTCGTGAGAAACCTACTGTAGAAGTCCCGAAGGCTGAAGTTACTCCAGGAGAGGTGAAACCCCCAGATTTGAGCGATCTTTACGATTGGAGAGTAGCAAAAAATAAAGAATTGACGGAAGCGGAAAAAATACCTGACCCAAACGTACGCATTGAAAAAGTTCACGAAATTGTCGACAGATATGACAAACTTAAAGATCCCAGTTGGATTACGACTTCAAAATTTGAATCTATTATTTTGCTTGATGCTAATAGTGAATTACAGGGTAAAAAAACCACACCTGCCAAAGCGGAAGTCAAAGAAGTTGAAGGTTGGCAAGAAGTTCCGGCCTTTGGAGAAGGAAAAAGATTTTTCAAGAAAGGCGAAGGTAACGATGCAAGGTATGTAATATTCAGAGATTTTGATAAACGATGGGATGTAAAAGACTCAAAATTGAAGAAAACATTGGGTACTTTTAAAACACCAGAAGAAGCATTACAATGGGCTGAAGAGAAATACTTTAAGACCAAACCTGAAGAAGTTAAAATAACCGAACCCATCCAAGCGCCCCCGACTAAAAAGGGTAAGAAAACTACCGTAAAAGAGCCGGAGAATATTGTAGAATCTAATGTAGAGGAATATCAAAAGAGATCTACCGATATCGATACAGAATACGAAACTGCATGGGATAAGATAAAGAAACTTACAGATGATATAAACAAAGCCAGATCGATGAAGATAGTCGGTGGTGAAGGATCCGAAGAACCTTTGAAAAAGCAAATAGATGTCCTGATGAAAAGAAGGGCAGAAATAATGAAACAAAAAGGGGTTATGGATCAACAAATTGGTGAAACCATAAGTAAGAAACTGGAAGAAAAAGCACCCGAACTGGATGATGAATCTCACTCATCTCACATCGAAAAAGTATTTGAATGGATTGAAAACCCTGCATTCAAGGATAAGAAGGTTTCTCAAGTTATTGATGAGTACATCGATAAAGAAGTGAAGAAAACTGTCATTCCCAAACCTGCTGCTCCAACCGTACCAGAATTCAAAGAGCCGGAGGAGATAGCCGGTACCGAACCTACGGAAATAAAAATAGTTAAGGAACCTGCGGGACCCAAAGATTCTGAAAGGCTGAAAGTATACGATGTACCGTTATCGATGATCAAGAAAGATGTCGATGCTTTTCAGAACCGTTACACAGAATACAGTGAAGAAACCGTCAATAAGATAATGGATGATATTGATAAAGGTACGTTCAAATACTACAAATATGATCCAATAATTTTATGGAAGAATCCGGATGATGGTGAATTGTACATATTGGCCGGTCACAGCCGTGTAGAAGCATTTACCCGAGCGAATGAGTCTATGTCACGCATGGGAGAGTACAGTGAAATACCGGCTCAGATCATAGAAGGTAAGTCGAAAGAAGAAGCGATAAAAATAGCAAAAACATCAAATAAGAGACACACAAACGAATTGCCTATTGAGAAAGCAAAATACTACCGTGATCTACGTGAGCAGGGGAAGTCCGAAAAGGAAGTCGAAGCTGAAGCGAAGATATACGATGGTAAAGCTCATCAAGGATTATTAAATCTATCCTACCTAAATCCAAAAGGTAGAACTGTCGAAGCGATACGTATGATCGGTGAAGAAGGTGAGACGGCACGTGAGATGCGTGATATCACTGAATGGATCGGATATATCCGGAGAATGACACCTGAACTTACCGACATCCATGAATCGGAAATGTTCGATTGGCTGAAAACTAACTACAAAGATCGTGGTGTAGGGATTAAAAATCGAGTCCAGTTTGTAGATACCATCGAGAGAGTAACGAACGTAAAAGAAGGATTCGATTACTCGAAGAAGTTAAACCTGGACACCTTCATTCCGAGAGACAAAACTGCACGGGAATACCTCCAGAAGATTGAAGATGCAAAGCTGGATATAAAGGTTGCTGAAGAGGTATTAGCAAATAAAGAAAAAGAATTCATTGCACGTAGGGATGATCCGGCAGTGGTAGACAAGGCATTAACGCCTTATCGTGAAGCTGTTATCATTGCTAAACGTGATTTTATGTACCTGAAGGATAACAAAGAAAAAGTACTTCAGGAATTAGCGGACACAGAATTGAGTCTATTTGACGACATCAATAAAATTGAAGAGAGGATGAAAGATGAAGAATACTCAGAACCGGACATCAAGGGAGTCGAGGAAGGCAGAATTGTCGACACCGCACCTGAAGGCACTCCACCTGAAGAAGCTCCGGCTAATACAATTCCTGGCAAAGCAGGAAAAACGAAAAAGAGGGTATTAAAAGATAGTACATATCTGGATGCGAAAAAGAGACTTGACGATAAACTCATAGGTAATCTCTCCGGCTTTTTCTTCGGAGATCCGGAATCAATCGCAGATATAATCAAGATCGGTGCATACCATATCGAAAGCGGAGTCCAGAAACTGGATGAATTTCGGACAAAAATGAAAATGGAATTCGGTCCCTTCTTCGATAGATTATCCGGTCGAGTAGAAGAAATATTCAAAAGGTCGATCGCATACTGGAAGGAATGTTATGTTTTAAACGATCCGGAGTTCAGTAAGTCGATCGACAAATCGAATATTATCGATGAGAATGGAATACCTATACCGGTAAACAGTGATAGGTTTAATAAGTTGTTCGATGAGAAGTTTAAGAAATTACTGTCAGTACCGGAAACGAAAGCAGTCAAAATTGAATCATGGAATAATGTAATAGGGGAGTCGGTCAAGAGATTCAATGAGACCGGTGGGATCTCTCCTGGTATGGCCACTGTCGATATATCGAAATACCCGAAGGGCAATCTCGCAACAGGGGAGAAGGTCGCATACATTCTTGAGCCGATATTCGAGAAGGCAAAGTACGAAGCTACAATGCTCATCCGGCAAGGCAAGCTGGCAGCAAGTGACTTCAGTGACTATGTTCATAAGATAGTCAATGACATGTTGCTGTCGAATAAAGCATTCAGTGATATGAAGATCGATGATAGGAATCTCTTCTACCGCGAGATCAGAAGTCGTGGAGAGTTATACCGTTATAATCCAGACAATCGTATCCTGGATGAAGTACCGAGAGGTGTACAGGCTTCATCGATGTCAAGTTTGGATGCTCTGCTTACTCCACAGGTCAAAGCGGATTTTGGTGAAAGTGACTTGAATGAAGTTCTCACACTCCGGCAGATAGGAAAGAACTTCGCCAATAATCTCAATAAAGTACCTGGCAAGGATGTCCGGTTCGGTCTTATAAAGAGATTCAGAAGAGCAGTCGGTTTATACTTTGGAGACTCCGGATTGATCAGGTTGAGAAACATAAACGAATTGGATGTATTTGCTCATGAGGTTGGACATCAGATCGATATGGAGATATTCGATTACACCGGTAAGATAAAATTCGACAAAGCTGATCAGATTGAAAAAGCATTGATAATGCACTTGGGCCGGTTTAAGACAGATCCTGTGAAAAAAGCGAAGTTGATGGATACGCTTTACAAAAAGTACGGTAGAGATATAGTTGACGGTATCGATCACCGTTTTCAGATGCGTCAGGAATTGAAGAAGAATATTCTAAAAGACTATCCAAGCGATAAAATCACTGAAGGAGTTGCTCAGTTTGTAAAATTCTACGTTGTGGATCCGGCGAGAGCTTTGAAGGATGCTCCGCTATTCCACTCCTTCTTCGAGAACCTTCTATTCAACAATGAACCATTAAAGAGCGCACTGCATTCCGCACGTGAGCAGTTCAAAGAGTACAAATCTCAGGATCCACGTCAATTGTATGAATCAAAGGTTGTCCGGAAATCGGATGATGGGAATAATTGGCTGGCAGGTATCACAAAGCTATTCGGTAAGAAAGGATTGTATTACAACATCGTCAATTCCCTTGGTCCTATTCGTGACTTAGGTGAAAAGCTGAAAGAGTACGATCCTAATAGTCCTCCGAGTGAGAATCCCTACGCTAAGGTATTGACGGTATTTGGTTCTGAAGGTAAACAAAAACAATTTCTGGAAAATCACCCATTCATAAAAACCGGAGAGGATATCAATATCCGGTACGACATTCCTCCGTTGCTTGAGATATTAAGAAAGATGGTCGAAGATAACACTCTCCGTAGCCATGAAGGATTCCTGGATGCAATGAGAGATCTGGACCTGTACGAAGCCGGTAAGGGTGGCGCTGCACTAATGCCTAAGCAGATCGCTGAAGAGACTATAAAGCTTTTCAGGCAATCTAATGGTGATGAATATGCAGATAACCTGGTACGTGACCTGAAGAAATACAACGATTCTGTGATAGATTATTACCAATCATCGGGTAAAATCTCGAAGAAAACCGCAGATCAGATGAAGGAGATTTACAATGTGTATGTACCATACAAGCGTTTCTTCGATGAATATGAATCATCCGGTGGTACTATAAACTTGGGTAAGAAGATATCAGATTCAAGTCCTTCGCCGGTGAAGGTTATCCGTAAAAGTGTTCGGGAGATCCATTCACCTATTGAATCGCTGGTAAAAAACACCTATGACTTGATTGTTGCTGCTGATCGGAATGACGCATTAAAATCTATCGTTGATGGCTTAAATAAAATCGATCCTCACCTGGTACAAGAGATTCCAGGAAGGGTGGTTACTCCTGTTAAGGTCCTCGAGAACGGTAACATTGAATTGAAGTTCGCTCTTGAATTTAAGAAACCTCAGAATGCCGAGATAGTCACTGTTTGGAGTGATGGGAAACCGCATTACTATCAAATCCCAAAGGAATACTACGATTCATTCTTCTCAGTCTACGAACCGTACTCGAAGGCACTGCGGAAGCTGGCAATGCCTACCAACTGGTTACGTGCCGGCGCCGTTGTATATGATCCAACATTCGGATTCCGCAATATTCCAAGAGATCAGATCTCAGGTACATTCTATTCCAAGTACGGTTACAATCCGTATCACTTCTTTAAAGGTATTTTTAGCGCAATCAATAAGACAGAGTATTATCAGAAGTTTCTGGCTTCGGGAGCTGATCTATCTTTCCTTGCTACACTCGATAAAGCAGTAGATTTCTCACAAAGTCGTTTGAAGTCGGCATCACATCTCGAATCACTGTGGAAGAGATACATGCACAAAGCCGGTATAATCAATCTTGCTAAGGACTTCAACCGTGCTACAGAACTTGGCACTCGTGTCGGTGCATTCCGTAATGCCTACCTAAAGACAGGCAACGTCTGGTCCGCTATGGAGGAAGCTCGTAACATTGGCGGTGATTACAGTATTCAAGGTGCAACAATGAAGAACATCAGTCCTCTCTACGCCTTCCTGAATGCTCGTATGCGTCATGATGAAAATACCCTCCGGACATTCGGTGTTAAAAGGGTAGCCGGTACATTAGGCAAGGGTGTAACATGGATAGTAGCGCCTTCGGTGCTGCTATGGCTTTCGAACAACCTGGATCCGGAACGAAGGAAACTATATCGGGAATTACCCCTATGGAGAAAGAGTCAATTCTTCAACATACCTATACCTGGTACGGATAATTTCCTACCGGTTCCTAAAGGATATTACGGAGTACTATTTGGCTCCATACCGGAAGCGGTGATGGAGATGGTTTTTAATGAGGAGATGAAACAAGGGAAAGATTTCCCACGTGCATTATTCCAGGAATTCAGTCCTATGTCAGATATCATGGATGCAGTTCCCACATTTGCAAGACCGATCGCTGAACAGTTCGCTAATAAGATCGCATACACTGACCGTGCTATCGTGCCAGGAAACGAGAAGATCGCTCCCGAAGAACAGTACACTGATCTCACTCCGGAATTCATAAAAGAGATAGGTAAAATGATCGGTGTGAGTCCAGCCAGGATGGAAGCATTTATCACAGGTTACACTGCTGGCGCCGGTCGTAACACATTGTATGTAACAGATGAGATATTGCAGACACTCGGAATAGTCGATCGGAAACCCGAAGATACATTCGATAAGTTAAGTAGGATGCCGATCACAAGAGCATTCGTAGGCCGTACCTACATTGGAGTTAGATCGGAAAGTATACAATCCTTCTACCGTAAGCTGGACGATCTTGAGACGATCAATAACACGGTCAATAAGATGATCCGTGATGAGAAGGGGAGTGAGTTAAATCAGTACATGAAGGGACATGAAACTGATTACCGGTACTACATCAAAAATCAGAAGGAAATAAACCGGTTCAAAGATCTCATTAGAGGTGTTCGGGACTTGCAGATCGAGATGATCAGAAAAGGTGATGAAGATAGATTCGACAAAGCAAGGGGTATGGATTGGACTTTAACCGGCATCGGTCAGAGGTTTGATGAAAGTTACAAAGCCGGACATAGTTTCACTGTTGGATCCGCATTATCAAATATCAGACTAAAACATAAAAAGGAGGAGAAGCAGGAAAAACTTGATATCAGAAGGTTCAAACAGAAGTACAAAAATCCACAAGCACAAACAATAGAGGAGTAACACAAATGAAATCACGCATCATACTCACATTCCTGGTTATACTTCTTGGAATGGTTATAGCAATGGGATATGGCTACGGCATAGCCTACGCATTCACACAAACGACACCCGGAGATGATCCAACCGCCGGACCGGTGATGACTATCGGATTTCCGATTTTGTTGCTAATACCATACCTACTTGGAGCATTCCTCCACTGGTTTAAAAAATATCAACTTGACGGTATGAATGTGACATTCGGAGCATGGCTATTTAAAAATATAATATGGTCGGTAACTGCATTCGTAGTCGGTCTCGGATCTGTTTTTATAATGTGGGCATCCAACAACTATGGTGGATTATACCCTATAACAATTGGATCTTGCATTGCAGTATTTTGGGTAGGATTCGGAGCCGATTCTATAAATAGAACTGAACCTGTAACCGGAGTGAGTGGTACAGCTCGATCAGGACCAATCAAGTAACTTACTTGAATAATTCTCTTCTCAGGTCTGGATGTTATTTCTGGCTAAGTGTACATGGGAATTCCACCGAATATGCACGTGCGTTCATAATACTTGGCGATAAAGAAATCACGATCAAAAAAGGATATTGCACGTACAACCTGAGAATTTTTTAAACTAAAGATTATAAGAGGTAAACAATGGAATTCGATATTGAAAGTTTATTCACCTATCATTCCCCGAAGGATGATCAGATACCCAGGTACAAGAGATTACGAGAATCCGCGAAGGAATTTGCTCAAACGATCGTGGCATGTTGTCCGGACTCTGCCGATCGCACAGCAGCCATCCGAAAGGTACGTGAAGCTGTTATGACGGCAAATGCTTCGATAGCCGTGAACGAATAATTTACATTTCGCGCCGAAATTGAGATCAGAATGACACAAAAGCCCGAAGTTGATATAACGAGATTGCATCCGGTATTAAAACGGTCTCTGACGATCCTTGACGCACTGTGGCCTATTATCTACCCTAATGACGAAGATGGATTGAATATAACCTCCGGACACGAAATGATCTCCAAGCATTTGGCGGATTCCAAACATTACATCAGAAATTGCCCATCCGGATCCGGTGAAGCATTCGACATCCGGATTAAGGATGTGGAACAGCACAAGGCGATTCACATTTGCCACATCTTCTGGACCGTGATCATGCTTCGAGAGAAGGTAGATCTCAAGATATATCCGGAAGCTCTTTTAACGGATAACGCACACATCCATATTCAATTATTCTAATGACATTAATCATCGGCATACTTACAGGATTCGTTATTGCAACCGTAGGATTTATTTTGTTTGTTCTTTCGATCCTCCACGAGAACGATAATCCAAAACTCACATAGAAAACATGTTAACACTTGGACTATTAGGACTATGTGTGATTGCTACAATCATCGGTTACAGATTGCCCAAAAGAGAGAAATGGCTCCGCGTGTTTGTTGTCACAATTATAGTTGTTGCTGCATTTTGGCATTGGAATATAGCAGTTCCGAGACACACATCAAGATTCGGCGAGCAGAGTTGGATGTCTGATTACTATCTTTACTATGAGGCAGGAAGAGGAAATCTTAAAACAGAGATATTCACAAACATTGAATGGCTCGATCATAAAAACAGAATCATTTATCCTTCAATTACTCATTACCTTTGGACTCCGTGGACATGGTTTGGGACGTTTCAAGAGACGTCTGTTTATCATTATTCATTTTTGGTTTTTTGTTACACCTTATTAGTATTAAAATTATGTAGGAGAAAGTATGGCTGGATATTTGCAATCATTGGTATCAAAGCATTGTACTGGTCGCTGGATTTCGGTAACGTGTATCCCTTTCTTACGTTACTATCTTCATTCCCGTTATTGCTTACAATTTCTCTTCTTGTTAAGCCTGTATTTGGTGTCGTTGTTGTTGCTGTCTGGGGACGCGGAATACTGGATGCTCATGAGAAGTGGAAGAATACCCCTTCGTACCAGTGATTTTATCCTCCTACTCCCAATTGCATATTACTTATTAAATAAAAAGTAAAGGTATGAAAAAAGAACTGACCTACATCCTCATAGTCATTGGGACCCTACTTATAACTAATTTTGCAAATTACTTCGCAACAAAATCAGTGTGGTATGGTAAAGGAGTGATCGACACTGAGAAGATCTGGCTGGCGAAACTCTATGCTGCGCAATCGGTTAAAGATACCGTATACGATACCATCATCATCAAGATAGACACCTCCGGAGTAGCACAGGGACATCCGGTGGCGCCGGACTCAGGTGATACAGCGGCAACCGATCCATGCTCGAGATACACGACTCCATTCGAGACTACGATCAAAATAAACAACGACTTATCAATGCCGATCACTGCATATCCTATCGAGAGATCTTTCGTTTATGATATTATTGGAGAGAGCCGGCAACCTTTTACTACCATCACTGAAACCAAATACGTACCCATGCCCTATGCACTTCCTCAGAAACATTTCTGGATTGCCACAGATGCAATCTATTTTCACGATAAGAGAGCTGGATTATCTACGGTCATTGGATACAAGACTATAGGCATTGGCCGGATCTTCATCCACAAGCAGGCGCCGGCAACGGTACTAAGATTCATTATTTACTTCTAAGATCGTAGAATTGTGATGAATATCACGCCCATCAGCTGATGGAACTCATTGGATTTATCGACGATGCTGCCAACAGTAATTTGAACCTGATTCTGCTCTCCGTGAACATTGCTTACCCTTCTTAGTTGTGGCCTGGCACTGCCGGTATGCTGATTCAGATTTAACTTTCTCGGACTGAGTGTTTTGTTTAACCTTAGTCTTGCTGCTATCGACGGGCGCGGACTGTTTCTTCGCTGATTCCTTTTCATACATCGGTTTGTGCTGCCAACAATAGACAGAACCGGACTGAGCATTTCGTTTACTTTGATGAAATTGCCGGCTATGTAGATGCTCATTTTTCCCCCGATGTTATCGTATTTAATGGAAAGGTTTGCGAAATATAGTCATTACTGAGATTCATGTCAAATGATTTTCATCACATATTTACTCGATTTAGAAATTTATTTTCGATTTCTCTTGACATTGGCAAAACATCTCATTAACTTCTAAACAGTTCGACGGGGTTGGCTACTTTACAGAATTACTAATAATCTATAGAAGGTAAAGCAGCCATGTAAAATCGAAAAAAGTTTCTTAAGATTACAACCCCGTCCTACTGACGAAAGTAGACGGGGTTTTTTATTTCCCGTCCGATGTTGTGAAGGTCTTAGTAATCATTATTTAACTCTTCGCAATTTATCGATAGACATTTAGAGAGTCAATGAAAAACGGGGACAAAAAGTTGTCAAATCTATTAAATACTCATCGTGATTTAACTCACGGTAGAATACTTGCTGAAGCGATAAATCATTTCCATTCCAGACATCCACAACAAACACCGATCTATACCGTTGCGCTCGAAGCTGGTGTCAGCCGTAAAAAACTCGAACGTGCAATTAGAGATTTACAGCCATTAACGTCACGGGATTTTGAAAGAATATTAAAACAATGTGAATATGTCCGTGACGGATACTTTATGTTGGCGGTTTGTGCAAGCAGGGATTTAATAAAATGATTTCCTCACTTCCCCCGCTGGTCATTTTTACGACAACCCCCGTGATCGCGGGGGATGCTGGGGAAATTATAAAAACATATTTGAGGTAGAAAATGAAAGTTTTCATTATTCAGAATAAAAAGGAGTTACGCAGGATGATCACTAATCCTGTCGTCATGACTGCACTGAAAAGGCAATCGGATAAAAACTGCTGGTGCTGCTTTGACAATTTCATAATCGTGATACAATGAAAAGGATATTTTTTAGATCCGCAGAATCGGCAAGAAAGCATTTTTTAAAGATATACCATAACCAACAATTAAAAAAACTACAACATAGGGGAAACCGCAATGACAACACCAACAATTCTCACATCGGAAGAAAGTCCGATTGTAGGAGACCTACACGTTCCGGAGATAAGGGAAACCGGTGACGATTCCTTTTATCTCATTAAACTTCCGGACGAAGCTTCACTTGATCAGAAGCTTGTACTGGCGCAACAAGCGATTCACTTCGTTAGTAAACTCCGCGATTTCGTTTTGAGAAACTCCAGACCAAACGACTGGATGTTACAGAACGGAAATCCATATTTCTGTGAAGCGGGCTGCAATCGTTTTGCCGGTCCGTTCGGGATTTACGAGAAAGAATTAACATCCTTCTCAATCGATGCTAACGGTCAAAAGCGTGAACTATCGGAGAAGAATATGTTTGAAGGCGACATCCGCTTCTTCTTCTTCTCCGGAGTAATAGGTTCCAAGCTGTTAGGGTTTGATATGCACATCGACGGTGGTACAAGTCTTGAAGATGGATTCAAAAGCAAGACGGATCTACTCTTCTATTATCAGAAAGCTAAAGCGAATTTCAGAGGTAGAGCAATCCGGAAGATCACAGGACTTGAAAATCTCACTATCGATGATCTCGAGAAGGCTGGTATCAAACTCTCCGATGTAAAGCAGGTCAATCGTGTATCGACACCGAAGGCTGATACCGAACAAGCGAAGAAGCTTTGGGATATGCTGCTCAAGCTGAACGATGGTGATCAGATCAAAGCCGAAGATGCTTTACTGAAAACCACAACCAGCGAAAAGTACGCAGGCAAGCGCCGTCCGTCACAACTTACCGAAAAGCAGATGGAATGGATCCTCCCGAAGGTTGAGAAGGAATACAATGCAAAATTCGGTAACAGTACAGAAGTCAATTCCTCACCGTCTGATAATGTCACTAAGATGTTTCTGGCAAATCTGGATGCAATGATAAAGGCGATATCGAAGGAAGATTATCAGAAATTCCTGCAACAAGAAAAGGTAACAGATGTCTCATTACTGGACCCGAGCGCCCGGGGTGTGTTTCTACTCAGGCTGAAGAAGTACATCGACACAATTAAAAAACCATCTAAATAACATAGGGGATTATTACAATGACAATCGCAATAGATAAAACACGGGTGCCGGCGCCGGCGCCAGCCGTGAACACTGATCTTTCGCTGTCTGAATTATTCGTAGACATCATACGAGATTCGATAGCGCAACATATAAAGATCTATCCTCAGAATTCCATTTGGGCCTCACAGGTAGGACATCCTTGCCTTAGAAGGAATGAGTACGCTCTTACCAGGTGGCAGGATCAACTCCCTGTCTCCGTGGACCTGCAGGAGATATTTGACGAAGGTAATTACCAGGAAGAGATCATCACGAAGAAGTTGATGAAACACGGATTCGAGATGAGACGGTCTCAACAGCCACTGTTTGAGACAGTCAAGCGGAATGGTAAGAAGTTACGTTATGGCATTTCGGGCCGGTTAGATACCGAGATCCATCACCCAAAATTCGGTGAGAATGTATGGATAACTGCCGAAATAAAAGGACTGGAGCCACGCACATTCGAGTCGATCAACAATCTGTCGGATATGATTCATCACAAGAGATATTACGTGAGAATGTATCCGGCCCAGCTCATGATGTATCTTTATCAAATGAATAAAGATACAGGAGCCTTTGTATTAAAAAACAAAGTCTCCGGCAAGCTGAAACTCATTCCAATTGTTATCGATTATGACACCGTTGAGCAATTATTGAAAAATGCTGAGAGGATCAACGAAGTCGTAGCGAAGATCGAGGAGTCTCCAGAGAAGGCTGATAAATATCTGGATGATCGTATGGAGTACGATGAATTCACATGCGGTGGATGTACATATCGGCATATCTGCTTACCGGATGTGGACCGTAATGCTACACTGATCGACGATCAAGAGCTGCTGGAGCAGATCGAGAAGAGAGAGGAATTAAAGCCAGTATTCAAAGCATACGAAGAGGTTGATGAAGCTGTGAAGGAACTGTGCAAGAAGAAGGGAATGGATCTCTTCGTTCTCGGTGATTTCACGGTGAAGGTGGCAAAAGCTCCATTCGCGAAGTATGACATTCCTGAGAATGTTAAGAGTAAATACAAATTGGCTGATGGATCGAAAACCACAGTGACGATCAAGCCGTTTACGAAGGAGAAGTGATATGAAAACTTATCGAGATAGTCTAACACTAAAAACTCATCACGGCTGGCTCGGTCCCAATGTATACGAACTCACAGACGGGAAGATAAGCATTACATATTACGACGGAGACTGTTGCTGTATTGCGCGTGATGTCCTGAAGGAGATCAAACGCCGTGTTGAGGAAGATAATCTGGAGTGGGGATTGTTCAATGACTCCCTGTACACAAAAAATTATCTATCTCAACTTTGTCAAGAAATGAGGGCAAAGGAAAAGTAATATGGAACCGACTTTATTTTCACTTGCATTCGTATTCTGTTATTGTGTGTCCATGCTCAACATGGCACTTTACATCGGTAACAATCCGAGGGGGAAGAAGGATTGCACTGAGAATTCGGTTGCATTCTGTCTTATCGGAGTGATGATGGAATTATGTTGGTTTGTATCATTATCCTAACACCTCACACGTGGCCGGACATGCAAGATCCCTCTCTCCGCATCCCCTATGTCGGAGAGCGCATGTACCGGTCACTATTATTTAAGGAGTAAAAGATCATGAACAGTGAACTCAATAGGATATTCGATTGTGACAATGTTGTCGTGCAAATGCAGGACAACCTTGACCAGGCAAAGGGAAAGGTCAAAATTGCGAGGGAGGAACTGGATCAAGCAGTAATGAAACTACATGAAGCAATACAAGAGGCAAGGAATCCATCACTTGCATTCAATGATGACAGCGAGAAGGTATCAAAGAAAGCTGCATCGAAAGGGAAAGAGAAATGATGATCCGAGGTTATAAGAATCTAATGGATGAATGGATCCGCAGGGTGGATGAGATACGTCATTTGTACAACATGTGGGATATTTGGGATTACACAAAGCCGATTCCTTGCAACCCGAATTATCTTTACAAGTTGGAGGCGTATGTTTGCAGTATCGCCCGGGTATTAAAACCGTATTGGATAAGAGGGAATATGTACGACTGGGTCACTCACATTTTTCGTATGACGTTGAAGCATCATGGCCAGAAAAAGTGAATATGTTAATCGCAGAAATACAACGACTCGGTATAGAGATCCGAAAAAAGTCTAACCTGCAAAGGATTCTTTAGTGAAGTACACAGTTAGAAAAAGCCGTTGGGACACGGAAGCAAAATGTAACTTTTGGATCTACCTCGAACCTGGCGGAGATTATTTTTACGATGTTCCAGGCAAGCATCCTGCAAATTGGTTTTATGATTACCACTATGGCGGTGCTGGCAGCGCATTCACACGCGTCCAACATTTAAACAAAATGAAGGTTTTGGAGTTTAAGAGAAATAATGAGTTATCTACAAGATCAGTTTAATCTGCTACAGAAAGCATTCCCGAAGTGTAAAGATACCGGTGTACTTCGAGATCGGTACGGTGTACACGCTCTCGTAGTCTACGGTCCATCCGGCAAGAGGTACTTCTTCGTTGCTAAGAGGAACATGAGCAATAATATCGTATCGGTGAATCTAAAGCTCGTAAACCAAGCGCGAGAAGGTGGAATAAATATCATCATGGCTATCGCCGGAACATTTTATAACTTCACTCCGATAAATATCCTGCTTAACAAGAAGTATGTAAACGATTGGCACGGTGAGAGGATGATTAATTTCGATTTCCGATTAGGTGCCGAGATACAGCCGGTAATACCTACCATAAAGGATACTCAATTGGATATGTTTCATGACGACAAGGAAACGATACAAAAACTGATCGATGAATTTGAATGTAAGGAGATAGCGCATGTGTAAGATAGAAAAGAATGAATTACCCCAAACAGTAAAATTAGTTTATAATGCTGAACTTAATTGCATGGTAGACGTTAATGTCGGTTTTCCTATCCCCGTATTTACCTGACAACGTAATTTTTTGTGGTAAGAGGGTGTTTGAAGCATTCAAAAGAATCTCAGAGAAACAGGATAACCCAAATGGAAAAGAATGAATACCCAAACCCATTATATGTAGTATTTAATCAGAACACGCAATATTTCGATGGATACGAATTTAATAAGTTTAGTGATTGTGTCGAATACCGCAAGGTCGGGGGAGGGGAGGATGAGTTTAGGAAATATCTTGACGGTATTACAACAGATAATATATGTAATGAATATGTTCATGGTTTTAATGATGCAATTCAAGTGATTAAAGATAGGTTTGAAACCTACGAACTTCATCGGAAGGAAGGGAAATGAATAAAATCCGGTTCAGCCAAAGGAAATCCGCATGACCATCGATAGCAGAAAAGCTCTATGCCTAAGTCTCTCTCGTCTCTGTTGCCACGTTGTTGCCACATTGAAATCAATAAAGACCGATGCAGAAAAAGAGAAGTACGTAAATTCTGTAGCGATCCTACATCATGTTGACAACGACAGCAAGAACAATCCAGCTGACGGTTCTAACTGGATGCTCATCTGTCGCAGTTGCAATAACACCCTTCACCCAAGAGGTCAAAGTAAGAGAGGATGTCGTGTACGTCACAAAATACATTATGTAAGAGAGGGGGGGGGGGAGCGTGAGGGCGGAAGAGAGAGAGCGTATGAGGAGACGGATGGAATTAAGATGTCAGGTGAGATGAAGAAGAGTATTATATGTGTGCCAAAGTTTGAGAAGTTCTTAGAATTACTAATGAGGAAGTTCACTGTGATGGTAGTAGAAGATTTTGTTAATGCTACATCGAAGGAATTGAATATAAGTCAAAACACCGTCCGGAGATATCTGAATCGTGAGACTAATCCCATCAATGGTAAGTATGAATATTTCCTCACTCCGGATAATGAGAGATGTCTTCGTTTAAGGGGTGATAATCTATGAAACCGGTGAGGAAAGTCATTCATATCCCTTATTACGAAGTGGAAGGCAAAAAACCTTTATCTTCCAAAAACGTGATCATATCGGCTAAAACACTTCAAAATATTAGAGATTCAATAAGAATTATCAAAGAAAAGCTTCGGGAGAAGTAATTTCCAACTGTAGTTAAGCCTTTTTTCCTTGACATAATCACCAAAATATACGGAGATTTCTGTTGCTTGATGTAGGTCTTTTTCCTACTAAAAAACAACATAAGGAGTCACAATGGATCCGTGGTTCGGTGATTAAAGTGGTGATGGCTATCTGAGAAATCGGATAGCCATCTTTTTTTATGAAGAAAAAACAAAAAAACAAAATCAGGCGATTAAAAAAGTCCGGTGAACTGAATGACCGGATGGTGTTATTTGCCCAATTATATGCTAAATCTGGCAATGCGACACAATCATACATCGATGCCGGATACGCAACTACCAGAAAATCTGCTCGTGCAAATGCTTGTCGATTGATAGCAAATGATAGCATCCAGGAACTTGTGCAAAGTTATCGTTCCGAGATCATCAAGAAGTACGAAGTAACGCAGGATAAGATTCTCACAGAATTAAAAACAGTAGCATTCTCGAACATACGTGATTATCTGTACTATGACGATCGGAAAGTAAAACTATTCAAGATCACTGATCTGGACAATCTAAAAACCTCCGCAATCAAAAGTGTTAAAAAATCCACATCAAGAACCGGCAGAATAATTATTGCATTAGAGTTGTACGACAAAGCCGATGCACTCATAAAATTAGGTGAATACCTCTCAATGTGGAAAGCACGTGAATCCGGTGAAACCGAAATACATGTAACGATGGTCGATGCTCGTAAAGCAAGCTGATAGCGCCCTCATAACAAATATAAAACTGTCCTTCCAACCGAAGCAGAGTCTTCTCATGGACACGATAGAGAATTCCCCCTTCACGAAGATCGGTTACGGTGGGTCCCGAGGTGGCGCCAAGTCTCACGGTGGTAGACTTGCAATGCTATCACGCCGGTTCAATTATCATAACACTAACGGAATGGTCTTTCGTAAAACTTATATCGACCTATACGAAAACCACATCCTCCCTTTGTTTATGGAATACCCGAAACTCCGGAAGTTCTACAATAAGTCGGAGAAGATCCTGTCTCTGCCGCACAACTCAAAGATATTCTTCCGGTACGCTGAACATCATGATGATATCTACGCATTCTTTGGTAAAGAGTACGCTGATATCTTTATCGATGAAGCTACGGACTTGGAGCAGGATCAGATTGAATTTCTATCGACCTGCAACCGGTGTACCACTAATCTTTCCATTGTTCCCAAGATGTTTATGTCGATGAACCCGGGCCGAGTCGGTCATGCTTACATCAAGCGCATATTCATCACGAAGGATTACAGGGAAAACGAAAATCCGGATGATTACTATTTCATTCAAGCCTACGGATGGGACAATGTAGAATGGGTAAGGAAGTCACTCATTGATGATCGCATCACAGTAGCAGAATACTACTCCTGGTCTGATGAGAAGCGTTTCGATTACTTCATCCATAAATCGAGTTACGGTAAAAAGCTTAGTGAGCTGCCGGAGAAGGATCGTAAAGCGCAACTATTAGGTGATTGGGATGTCTACGAAGGTCAGTTCTTTCACATGTGGAACCGGAAGTATCATCTCCTTCCAAGATTCACGGATCTTCCCCCTATACCAGGAAGTTACAAGCTGATCGGTGGATTAGATTACGGTGATACTACTGCTTTAGAAGTCATACTACAGGACAAAGAGAACTTCATTTCTGTTATTGCTGAGAATGTCACAAGGGGTTGCTCTCCGTATGAGCGTGGAAATTCGATAGCAGATACGTTGATCGAGCACAAGCTTTTCAACTTTGACATCATGTGCGATACGGACATGGTGATCGACATGTCTAACTATACCGGCATGGAGCATACCCCATTCGAGATCATACAGGATATCTTAAAGCAAAGGATGGGTGATAAAGCCCCTATGCTGAGAGTCGTATCGAAAACCACAACCGATAAGCGTGGCTACCGTGCTGTCTCTAATGAAGCGATCAAGGACCTGCTCCATTACATAATCGAAGATGGTAAAATGAAACGCCCTCCAAGATTACGGTTTTGTGAGAATTGTAAATACATCATCGAGACACTCCCTGAACTACAGTATGACAAGAACGCTCCCGAAGGACTTGACTTCGATGAAAAGATTGGAGAGGATCACGGATTTGACGGATTGAAATTTGCCGTATTAGAAACCTACAAAAAGAAAGAAATCAAAAAACCGCCGGTTCCTGGATGGTTCGATGAAATGATGAGATCGAAAAAGGCCGGTTGGAAAGTCGGAGCAGGTTAATGGACAATACTACTATTGGATTAAAATACTCGAACATTGTCAATTCATTCTTAGACTTGAACCGGATATACAGGCAATTCCGTATCGAGCAGAAGAGAAACTACGACTATGTGATAGGTCAGATGGTCGATGATGAGACTCGCAAAAAATTGAAGGATAGTAATAGACCCATCTTTGAATTCCAGATCGCAAGCCAACCGATGGAGTACCTTGCCGGCATGCTTCGAAAAGAAGGCAACCGCATGAAGGCAATTCCTTACAATGAAGGTGATGAGGATAAGGCGAAAGCTCATTCGCTGCTTACCAATTGGGCGATCGGTGAAAGAGGTTACAGAGAAATTGCTATGGCAGCGATTGATGCTGCGATAGGTAAGGTCGGCTACATAAACGAGTATTGGAGTTACAGGGATAATGTTGAAGGTGAATTTGTATGTGAATCTGTAGATCCATTTCTGGTGATGGGAGATCCGGAAGCTCGTCACATCGATCAATCAGACACGAACTATTTATGCTACTCTCCCTTCATGAGTGCTGAAGATATCTTAGAAGCATATAAAAAGTATCTTACTCCAGAGCAAGTCGAGAAAATAAAGCAATCGGCCGATCAATGGGAAGGTGCATACCGCAAGCAATCTCTACCCAAATCCTGGTATGATAAATTCTTATCTACCGTAAAATCCTTAATAAGTCGTTCAGAAGAGATCAGTTATTTTGATAGTTTCAAAGATGCTAAAAAAGGTCTTTATCGTGTGGTAGAATGGCATGACAAGCGGATGGGATCAAGCAAGGTGGTTTACAATGCACGGACCCGGGCAAACAGAGAAGTTGAAGATTTCAAGTCGGAGATCAACCCATTTGAAGAAACATTCATGAATGTGAATTCTCATAAGATGTACGTCACGGTTATTTGTCCGGCATTACTACCGGATGAGATCATCATGGAAAAACCGTACAACGTGCAGCAAAGGGGTTTCGCATTAAAACCGATTTACTTCCGGAAATGGCATCCAGACATTACAAAAACACAATCACTAATGGACCGGTTAGTGGCTCCCGCAGACTTCTACAATCAGCGCATGATGACTTCACTTGAATGCGCTATGGACGCTGTAAATCCTCCTGTCGAAGCACCAGTTGATTCCATACCTCCTGAACACTTAGAGGGCTGGCAATCGAAGGAAAGAGGAATTATCAGATTCTATAAGGCTGTAGTCGGTGGAGCAAAGCCGGAACGTAAACCTCCTGGCGGTGAAGCATTCCAGATGCTTAGGACGTTGGCAGAAGAAGGTCGTGACTTGATGGAGTGGATATCTGGTATCAGTCCGAATGCTCGTGGCTATCAAGAATCAGCCGGTGAAAGTGGCAGGTTATTCCGTCTCCGGTCCGCACAGACAGAAATAATGGTCACGGAATTCCTAATGAATGTATCTGCAACGACTAAGGATATCTTCTGTTACTGTAACCGTACTCTTCAAAAATTCATGATACTCCCCCGAATGATAAGACTTTTAGATGAGGAAGATAATCCTTACTGGTTGCCGGTGAACATTCAGAATTTATACGGTGTGAAATTTGACATTACTCAAGGTGAATACGATTTCATTCCGGATAGTTCCGTGACCGGTCAAACGACAAAGCATGAGAATCTTGCTATCATGGCTGATACTTCAAAATTAGTACAGGTAGATCCTATCACTTCAATGTTCGTAGCCGGTAAGATATTTAAGAATCTTGATATACCAGATGGTAAGGAAATATCCAAGTTTATAGATCAGCGTTTGGGTATAGCCATGAACACGGAGATGCAGAATCGTGTTAGGGGTGATTTTGCTCAGAACATTTCTTTGGCAGAACAGATGAAATTGCTCTCACAAGGCCCGGGTAACGGAAAAGAAAAACATCCATTGGAGAAAGTATGAAAATTGCGAATGTAGAACTTCAAAAAGTCGGTAAGAAGAGAGAAAACAAGGGAGAAATTGCAACACCATCTAACGAACAATCATCGATAGAGTATCCACGTATTCAATCTTGGAATACCGGCATGGATGTACCGAAGGGATTGAAGGTCGGTGATAAGGCTGTGATGATAGCTGAGGTCAAGCTGAAAAGGTATAGTGTCACCGATCACAAGGATGGTACTCCGAATTCAGTCGATTTCGAGCTTGACATCCTACAGGCCGGATTCCGTGACACTAAGAAGAAGGCTGCCGACATGAGTGAGACCGAATTGAATGAAAGCATTGAAGAGGAACGTGAGAAGGAATAAAAGATGAAAGTCTCTAAAGAAGGTGAATCGAAGTACGCACGCATGCGCAAGGCAATGAAGCATTCCAACAAGCTCGGCGCCGGCGCGGCTGCCAGACGTAAGCATCTTCACGGTGGCAAGGAAAAGCGTGAAGTCGTGATGAAGGAGTTTGAAAAAGGAACATTGCATAGCGGTGGATCTGGTAAGATAGTCACAGACCCTATGCAAGCAGTAGCGATATCATACTCCGAAGCCGGATTGAGCCGGAAGAAAAAGAAGAAGAAGAAAAAGTAATCAACAATATCATAAAATCTAAGGAACCTAATCATGGGTAAAGATTTATCTCAAGTAACCGATCAGGAATTAAATAAGCAGATCGAATCTCAAATTGATGCTCCCGAAGCCGGATCTTCTACCGAAGTCACTCCGGCTGCCGCTGGACCCGATGGCACTCCACCTGCAAAGGTAGGATCTGAAGGCACCCCAGAGCAGGTAGCAAAGACGAAAGACGATACTGTTCCTGGTTCTGAAATCAAGCCAGCCGAAAAAGCCGATGAACTGAAATTCGCTGGAAAGTACAAGACCGCAGAGGATCTCGAGAAGGGTGTCAATTCAATTGTCAAGGAATTGAAGATACCTGGCGATATCATCAGCGATCACATTGAAGCAGCTAAAAAATCCGGTGACTGGAAGCCGGTAGAGAAACTCTACAAGTCTCTCGAAGCTGAATTCACAAAGCGAAAGTCGGAAGAGAGTGAAGTTGTCGAAACGGCTGAAGAGAAGGCCGAATACGATAAGCAGCTCAATGAGTGGAAGTCGGAGGAAACTCTACGGCAGCTTGATAGTCATCCTACCATCAAAAAGGAAATCGAGAAGCTTGGCATCTCGTTCCCTGTGGTCAAAGAAGAAGATTTAAGGGAACTACGCCAAACTGATCCGGTTCTCTACATGCAGTATTTGAATATAGCAAACCGGATCCGAACTGAACTCGATACGTGGGTGAAGGAACGTAGCGATCTTGAGGAGAATTACGATTCCGTCATCGACAAAAACAAGAAGGATGCTGCGGAGTACATCGGTAAGTTGAACGAAAAGATGAATCTCAAACTCACGGAAGAGCAAATATCGGGATTTGTCGATCGTGCATTAGCCGATGAGAAAAACTTCGAGATAACACATGGTATAAAGGTTCCGAAGGAAAATTCATTCAGAAGGTACTTTCTTACCGAAATCCTACCGGAGATGTTTGATCTTGCTATCGAGAACGCCGAAACAACAGGCCGACTCCAGCAAGCCAAGGACCTCAAAACTCTCCAGGATCAGGTTATTGAGACAGCATCCACTTCATCCAAGAAGAAAACTGTCCAAGTAGCCGATACCGGCAAACCGGATCTCACAGATAAGAAAGTCGTAAAAGGTTTATCAACGCAACAACTTGAAGAGGCTATTCGAGAGATCGAATCTGAGCCTTAAAACGAAAGGAAATTTTTAAATGCGTTCAATAATTGATCTATCACTCTACCCTGAACTTCGTACGTTACTCTCCGAAAAAATGCGGAGGATGATGTATTACGGTAGTAAGTTTGCCGAACTGATCGGTGCGAACTTCCTCACACAGATGGGCCGTGAGGAAGAGGTAAAAGCGTTAGGGCCTGGTGGTCTTACTCGCTTTGTCGGCGCACCCATTGAGACGGTGAACGGATTCATACAAGAAGGTCGAACAGACATGCTCATTCCGCATGTCTCACGTTTAACCGGTCTACCTGCTGCCTTTGGTGATATGCCGTTAATGGGCAAAGAGGAAGATGTGAAGTATGCCTTCCGTGAGGTATACATCAATAGGACACGACATGCCGTGTCTCCTCCCACAGGTATGCAGGCACAGCAGGTTAAACAGTGGAAGTCCTGGCTCATCAATTCCGCGGAGCCTATGCTTCGGATGTGGTTCCAGGATTATTTCCCATCCAATCTACTCGCTGCAATGCACTATGGCTACTCACGTGATCTGATTTCCGGTGCTGCATTTGGTGGTCGGGCAATGACTTCGGTAAGTCACCCGAATATGATCGTAGCCGGAAGTGGTCGTGTAACGTGGGCCAGCAGACCTGGTACTGCAGCGTATGAAGCTGCGTGTGAAGCTGCGATTGATGCTTTGACCGGAGCCGCTGGACAAACGATGAGTGTCGCATTCATCCGTAATCTCGTCCAGGAAGCTCCACGCTGCAAGATACAGCCCATAGTAAGCAAGTCGGGTTATCCGCTATATCCAATATTTATGAAGGATGCAGCGTTCAACCAATTTCGTCAAGATACTGAGTATAAAGCATTTGCACAGTCTCTTGCAGTCGCGAAGATGGAAGATCACCCGCTTGCACATCTTGGTGTAGCGGTGATCGATGGCGCTATCATAATCACAGACCTCAAGCTGTGGTGCGCCTACACACATGCCGATAATGCGTTAGTCACGGCTGGCACAGTCGAGTATGGTCCACGACCTACGGCGGCTCAAAGGGCGCAAGGTCATTGCATCGGTAACACGATCACGGATCTCGACACAGGCGATAATGCTTGCTGCATCCTCTTAGGTGCTTCGGCTCTGACCGTTGCTACCGGTGAGGAAGTAGAAGTAAAGTCTAATGTCGAAGATTACGAAAACACGAAGGGCTACGGCCTTGATTTCATCAAGAGTGTCGTGCGTAACGAGATTTACGACAAGCTCGGATTGATGGGCCTAACGGCAGGTGATTTCTACGAGAATACTTCCAGCATTCTCGGTGTCACCTATTCACCTCATGCACTCAGTTACTCATAGTGGAGGTGAAAGATGAAAAGATTAGCCCTTATATCGATTATGATGGTTTTTCTTGTGCTTATTAACAGTTTGTGCTTCGGTCAAGTTGTTGTCGTAGGTACAAATTTATGGGCCAACAAAACCATCGTAAATGGAACGACATACACCAGCACAGCACAACCGATTGCCTATACGAACGGCTCAATGACAGGAATCATAAACTGTATTCCTGACTCGATCAGAATATCTTGGGAAGCTATTGCGCCTGGAGACTCTAATGATGTAAAAGTCTATTTTACAACAAGCTTTTCAGGGAATCCGGTACAATCCTATACTCTGATCGATTCTGTTAAAGATGATGAATTGAGTTTCGTTACTTTGACGAGAGCGCAATTTACAAACGCAGATAATATTACGCTTCGGTTAATCGCAGCTTCATCAGGTAACGGTAATTCAAAACTTTGGATCAGATTCGAACGCTGGTTCAAACTACCATAACAAAGAAAAAAGAAAGAAAGGAGTAAAACCCAGTGGGTAACAATCAAATTCTAACGCCTACCGATCCTGTGATTGATCCTGTCACTCAGTTCGGTTATCCGGCAACGGCAAACGTAGCTGTTTTTAATGGTGGCGTATCCGGAAATGGCATGCACCTCATACAGTACACAGCCGATCCTGCGGCACTGTTTAACAATGCACCAAACGGATCTATTTGTGTCGATACCACAAATGGAGATTGGTACATCAAGACAGCTGCTGCAACTTGGACAAAGGCAAGTCCATAAAAAGCAGGATGATAAAATCGGAAGGTGGATCTTAACAGGTCCACCTTTCATTACAGTCAATTAACTATTTATCAATATAACTTTAAGGAGTTTCATCATGGGTCAGTCAGACGAAGATAAGAACAAAACAACCCCACCGGATAAACCACCGGATGGAAATGCTCCACCTACAACGGAAAAGAAGAAGGCTCTTACGGAACTCAACCTTCGCGTCCTTCCACTCATTGAGCTTCCGCACATCCTTACCTATAAAGGTAAGCAGTATATATTCGATCCGGATGAAGTCGTACCGTTAGATTTCGGAAATGCTCTTTTGAAGAACAACAGTTCTTCATTTGAGATAGCCGTCGACAAGCCGGATATGAAACTTTACAAATTCCGTAAAAAGTTCCAAGAGACTGAATTGTCCAAGATGGTTCTCTCTCTCACGGATAAACAAAAAACGGAAGTCGTTCGGTTCATCGGCAAGATGCTGGATGCAGAGAAAAAGAAATAATAGTTCGTAAAAGGAGATAAGTTTAATCATGAAAAATATCATATTTACGTTACTACTTATCCTGGTCGTTTCAGTCTTATGCTGCGGTCAGGATATTCCTGTTGCTGCAATGCGTCAGGATGCGGATACATCAACGACAGCATGGGACAGCGTGTACATCGGGCCGCAGATCTTGAGGAAGTGTCTGGAGGTGATCAACGATGGTTCTGTAGATCTGTACCTTGCATTCATGAATGACACGTCAGCCGGACAGTACATCTCGATCAAGTCGGATGAGTTATTCATCTATAAGACGATACAGGGTGTGAATTTCATCCGTACAAAATCAGCATCTACGACTTGCCTAAGACGTGTACGCTATTATTATTTAAGATAAGGAGCTGGTATGATACTATCGCCCATTTCAGTGATCGATGTATCGGATATTATTTCGATCCTGAATGCTTACGAAGGATTCAGTGAAAAATCTGAGGCTGAGAAATTAGAATTCATTGGACTAATTCAGCAGGACATCTGTAATCTTAACAATGATGCAGGCAAGTCGGATTATTTATTGAATAACTACACAGATCCTTTGTCGCCGGCTGTAGGTCCTGCATACGGCATTAGAGCCGGATCAGGTACTGCGTCGATCGCCGGTACCCCGATTACATTCGAGTTAGGTAGTATTCCTTCTCCTCTTACGAAGATACCGGAGATTCAACTTTCTCTTGGTGTGTCGTACATCGATCCGGATATGATAGACCTTAGTGCTGCTGACACACGGACAATCTACGGATTCACTGCATTCGCTTCTGAAGATGGAATACCGTTCTCATATATCGCAATGGAGTCAACATGAAAAAGCTCATTGTACTACTTTCCATATTATTCTGTGCATCTACATTTGCACAGTACAATCCGTTAAAACCTCCTCCTTTTTTAAGGATAATTACTGATTCTGCTCAAATAAATAAAATTATTAAATACGGTAATTACGCCAGAACAATTCTTCCTGGTGACAATGAATCCTGGATGAATGGAGATACTCTGTTCTTTTGCCAACAAGTGGGATCAGTATTTCATATATGGAGATTCAGACTCGGCACGACTCCTACGTCAGGCCAGGTATTAAAATGGAACGGTAGCGTTTGGACTCCTGGTGCGGACGAGAATACTGGTGGAACACCTGATACAGCTCTTTACGCTTTAAAATCAGATACAGCAAACTACGCAAAGAGCTTTACGGTTCCTGATGGTGTACTCGTTAAAATGATAAACGGCCTTCAAGATACGATATATATGATCGGCTACGGAGGTACTTCAATCACAACCATTGGTGATACGATAAAAGTAACTTCTATAGACACAGCCGGAGGAGGATCCGGAGGAATAACAAGCATTGGGAATTCAGACGGAAAGTTATCAATCATCAATCCTCTTGGGCCTTCAGTTACCATAAATATGGGGACACTCACTACATCCGATATATCTTCCGGAATATTTTCAGTGAGTCGAGGAGGTACAGGCAATTCATCTTTAACAAGCAATTCAATAATAATAGGAAACGGTACAAGTCCAGTCACTTTTCTAACGCCAGGTGTAGGATCCGATTATAACCTGATTATGTCTAATGGAGTATCTTGGACAATAGCGAAAGCGGATTCCAACAACTTCAAACCGTTAAGCATATCTCCAAGCAATATCAGAAACAACTCAATAGATTCGAGTAAGATACCTCAAAAAGGAATTTCCACAGGTGATGTAGCAGATAACTTCAAAGCACCTTTCGCTACATTAGCAGATTCAGCGAAGAAAGCTGCCACAGGTGGAGCAGCCGGAGGAGATCTTGAAGGTAGTTCATACCCTAATCCTCTCATTGCCCCCAATAAGATCACAACGACAAAGGTTCTCGACAAATCATTAACACTTGATGATTTAAGAGATATGGATACGAGATTATTGAATAGTGATGTAAACCGTTCCATAATAGGATATACAGATATAGACTGGCAAGTTGTAAAAAGTCCCATCATATCATTCACAGATACAATCGCTGCCAATAAGACGTATACTTTCAGCAATAAACCTTCAATATATGGTCATATAGACGTTTATGTAACAAGTGCAGTAGGTTTGCCTACCGTAACATTCCCAAGTGATATATTTTGGAGGGATAGTAATAAAGTCGGACTTCAAGATGAAGCCCCATGGACTACAGTTTACAGGTTCGATTGCATATTTGGAAAAGTATACGGTATGTCGGATAACTACTATCCATACCAACAACCTCCAGGTCCAGTTGGAGGGGATACTTCCGGATTTTATGTTTCGTATAGCACAGGTAAAGATTCTAATGGAGGGAATTGGGGACACTATTCCAATCCCTGGAAAACACTTGCTTTTGCGTTTAACGGTAGAACATACAACAATGATACGATACACTTAAAGCGTGGCGATAAGTGGGAAGAGACTTTAACGATTCCTTCAAGCAATATAATGATTACATCTTACGGCTCAGGCGCAAAACCGATAATATCTGTAAAAGATACGATAACTGGATCTGGAACCGCAAGTAGTTGGACTAATAGAAACGCACCAACTGACACTGTTTGGTTTTTCTCTTGTCCTGCAAATCCATTACGGATATGGCTCGACGGCAAAGAATACGGCCAAGCTGCAACATTAGCCGGAGTCAATTCAAGATGGCGTTGGTATTGGACTTCAGGCGGTTTGCTTTATATATGGACTGGCTCTACAACACTCCAGCCTCCAGATATATATTCTGGAATAGAGTCTCCAGGTGGAAGATCTCCAGGTACATTACCAGTTTATTCATACGCCATAAATAGTGTTTCCAGAAGTAACATAAGAATCAGAAATTTACAACTTGAAGGTGGAACATCATTAAAACTGAGTGGCGGTAGGAAATTTTTCGTCGATTCGTGTACGATCAAAGACTTCGTTACCGGTATTAGGGGAGTAGGATGTGATTCATTTATAATATTAGCAAACTTGTTAGATTATAATGATACGATTCACCATACATACGAAGCTCCTAAAACTGCGGATGTTGGTTACGCTATATTCGATGGAGTTCAAATAGTAGATGGTGATAGTGGTCGATTCGCCTACAACAGAATTAAGTCATGCGATCACTCAGCGTTTAACATGGCAGCGACGGCTAATCCTTATCAAACAAGATATTGGCTAATAGATCACAATGAATTTACAGGAGGTACAGACTATGGGAGAGCGTTTGACATACATTCCTATCGTGATACTTCAGCCGTACTGAATATTATCAGGAATAACTACATACACAACATGGCCTGTCAATCTCAGATTGCAGGTAAGAAAACTATATTCGTAGGTAACATTATTGATACGGTGTATGAGAAAAATCCTGGATGGAATTGGGTGGGTGGTAACAACGCAGAAGCCAAAGGAGTATTGATTGCCTACATAGACGGAGGCGCATATTGCGATAGTGTAGTAGTTGCGAATAATTATATAGGCAATACCGATGACGCAGGAATATCAATGCAGAACGGCCCCACGGTTACTCATTGTTTTGTTTTAAACAACATACTACAGAATTGCAGTAAAAATCCTTTTCCTGTTCTTGTGTCAAGCAAATTTGCCGGACTTGTCATAACACCGAATATCGGTGCAGGTACTTTCCGGAATAATATTATTTTTTCTGATAGTACATTAAATACCGTTGTTTACAGAGAATCACCTGATAACTGTACTCCAATTTCTGTGGCAACATTCAACTCAGAAGTCGTAGGTGATATAATTGCCAATAATAGATCCGATAATCCATCAATATCACCAAACAGATTGTCAATCATTAACAACTACAAACCTCTCACAGGATCTCAAGCCATAAATAACGGATACACTTGTCCCTCCTGGATGAGTATTACCGCAGATATAATTGGAGTGTCGATACCATTAGGAGCATCTGCGGATATCGGCCCGTTTGAACAAACTACCGAAGCGGTAGATAACATAAGACCTGCTCCAATCGTACTGTCATTAGACTCGATGAGCACCGATAGAACAAAAGCGTATCTAAGATGGTTTGCGGTTGGTGACGATTCTATTACAGGTATAGCATCATCCTACAGCATTCGTTATCAATTAACCGACAGTGTTGATAGTGCTGATTGGTTTACGGCTACTGCATTTTCAGAAGTGAAAGTACCTGATACTTCTGGAACAATTCAACTCTATATGGGATCCGGCCTTAATGGTGCATCGGATTATTGGTTTGCTGTCAAAGCAAGCGACGGCACAAACTGGAGCAGGATCAGTAATAGTGTTTCTGGTGGAGTGACTCCTCCGGCTGTTACGGCCTGGTCGATAAAATTAAGCGGGTCAACTCCTGATTATTTAACAAGTGCATCCCCGCCCTCTAATCTATCATTCGATAGCACTGAGCTTATCAATTCTATCACTGATAGGAATTTTGAATTAGGTACAGGTAACTGGGCCGTCACAGGTGTTGGATCTTCCATTGCACAAGGTGATACCGCATTCGGAGGCAGTTCAAAATCTTTGCGTATGTCGTTTGATGCGTCAAGTTCAACGGATACTGTCAAACTCATGGCTGTTAATTTTGGTGAAATATTGACGGATCACTGGTACGTATTTGAATTTAGGATTAGGCATACATCCGGCTCTAATTATCCAAGAATGGGAGTAGGTGATAGCGTTAAACAACTCGGTGGTATGACAGTAAATACCTGGTATCACAAGCAGATGATATTCAGAGGAAAATCTACCACCATCGGTGCAAAAATTTGGGTTAAAGCGAATGGCAGTGGAGTAGAAACAATTTATCTTGATAGTGTTCGTCTATATCAACGCAGACCTTTTACAATCAATGCTTGGGTTAGACATTCAACAACGACGATTTCGACTCCGCAGGTAATAGCATCTACCATAGATAGCAGTAAGACTCCCGCAACTTCCGGTTTTAGACTCCACGCCGGTTCTACTTCTAATATTTTCACATGGACATTAGCCGATGGTACTGATGATTACTATCAAACATGGAATGGTGTTACGGCTAACGCAAATGATTCTACCTGGCGTTTACTGACGTTAGTTTACAATATGAATCATGGTATAGCCACCAACACAAAATTCTATCAAGATACGGTATCCGTAACAGGTGCAGGATTCAATCTATGCGATTACGGTAAAATAGAAAATCTTGGTCAGTTGTTTGTTGGTCGGAACTCCCTAACTTCATCCGGATTCTGGAAAGGTGAAATTGGTCAATATCAGATCGTAGTCGGTTACGGTATGACTCAGGATGATGTTAAAAACATTTGGACTTTGGGAATACTCGGTACTCCTCCCGCAGGACAATCAAGAGGAAACTGGAAGTGGCTAAACAATGCCTACGATACCGATGCGCTGAATAATCTCACTAAAAATGGTGGTACGTATCTCAGTGGCGTAGGTTATCCGGTAAGGTAATAATTAAATAAAAAGGTGATATATGGCATTTGGAAATTTAATATCCGATGGTACTGAGATCGCTGCTGGTACACAGGGTAAGATCTTCGCATTCGATCTGAAGTCTGTCCTGATCCACAAAGTAAAGCAAGTAACAATGTGGGACGATGATATGATGAGCGCACCGTCAACATCACCAGTACCATCCTCTACACTTTTCGGTTATCTCTCTTCTACTTCTGCTCCGGAATTTGCATTTTCTCAATCTGGAAACTTCCTTTATGTTTTCATCAAGGTTGCTGTCTACACTGAAGCAAGTCGGATAGGATTCGAGTTTACAAGAAATTCCATCAATCCGGTCGCAGTAAACAGTAAGCTGGACGTACCGCAGCCGGCTAAAGCGCTCCTGGTGTACCTTGCGACAAAAAGACTTGCTGAAGAGGATTCTCAAAGGATCAAGTTTGATCTTGAACAGGATATCGTGAGAGAAAAATTGAAGTTAGGACTATCTTAAATGTCATTCAATAGAACGAAGAACCTTGTAAGCGCAATAGAGTGGAGATTGTCCACGCTGAAAGTAACTGGCATAGATGCGGACCGTATACTTGAACTGCTTAATAAAGTGGAATTCAAACTATGTCAGGATTACTGCGCTGCTAAAAGACATTCCAGGATGATACTCGAAGCTGGCACAAATACATATTCCTTGTCTGGTAGGTTTCACAAGATATCGGCGATCATATTGCCTATCAATTGGTCTGTGAAGGAATTGCAGATCATTGTGACATCATCCTCTTGGGTCGAGTTCATATCTAATAATCCATACCTCTCCGGTAATCCAGTAGCAATGTTCGTATGGGATAAGTACGCATACTTCCATCCTACACCTGCCGTGACTGGTGATGAGCTCGATCTATTCTATTATGGTCTCTCGTCAAAAAAGATTGATCTTAACACGGAACCCGAGCTCGAGGATGGATGGGATGAAGCTTTGGAGTGGGGAGTAGTATCGGAAGTTGTACCGGAAGCATTTGATAAATTTAATTCATTAGCATCAACAAGAATGAATTCAATGATGAATGAGACTGCAAAAGGTGTGATAAGACGTAAACATTCTTCAGACAACATAGGGTACTAATATGTCAACAGAAAGATTCAACGATAACATTTTAAGAGCTGCAAGACGTTTAGGTGATGCAAGAACTTATGCCGATTCATCGGACGACACAAATAGAAGGTTCTCATCTGCAAGATTGAGCCTTCATCAGAACAATGCTATCCGTAACATCGTTGAGCAATGTTTCAAGACGCTTGCCGGTGGTTTCGGGGAACTTGTACCGGAATACTTGCGTACATCGGATAATAATATACCCATTACCGGTGGATACATTGTAAAACCTGCGGACTTAAATCACGTCATCGAAGTATATTTCACTGACGGATCGTACAAGTTCCACCGCGTACCGGCATCTCAAGTGATAGATGTAGTCGCTGGTAAACACGGTACGATCCTGCCTACCCTAACGAACCCTTATTACTATGAATACTTAGACCGGATCTATGTTCTTCCGAGTGCAATAGCTACTGCGGTATCTATCCGTTACGTGAAAAATCATGATGATATCACGGTGAGTGTAGGAGTGGCAGATACCGGAAAGTATCTCTCGACTGCTCCTGGTGCGTTTGTTTATTCGACAAAGGAATTAACTGCTACGATGAGTAGCGTGTTCACCTCTGATGATGTCAACCGTAAATTCATGATGAGAGGGAGATTGAAACCGGCTGGTGCTACATCGAAGATTTACAATGGGTACATCCAGAGGTTTGTGAGTACAAAGAAGGTGATCCTTGCGGGTGACGGTCTGCCGACATCAGATGAGATACTCGATGTATATGAATTTTTGGTATCGTACAGTGGATCTACTACCGACATCGAACTGGCAAAGTTTTGGGACGATGATATTGTGAACATAATGGTCGCTAATGCGATCAACGATAAAAAATTATCACTATAAGGAGTAATAAATGAAAAATTATCTAACCTTCCGTGAATTGGACTATGGATGTTTACAGGCAATCGGCAAAGCGGATGCCGACATCGATGCCGTTATAAGGAAGCAATACATCAACGATTCACTGATGAAGATCTACGCTATGCTTGATGGGTTAGCTGATCCATTCTATAACATGACATCTTTGCTTACGATTGCATCGGACATTGAACTTCAAGCTGATACCCATCAAATTAATGAGGGAGAACGGCTGCATGACATCGTATCATATTCACACACAGACTTAACGGCCCCTCTTAATATAGCCAGATCGTCCGGCACGTTCCAAGCCGGATCGCTACTTTTCATAACAGTCTGTAGAAGTGTCAACATAGGTGATGACGATTATCCACCTGGTGCTGCGAAGATTAAATATAGTTGTGTTGCAAGGGTTATTGATTCCGGATCGGATGTAACTGCTGAAATAATTGCAGGAGAAATCGAAACTTGGAGTTTACCCGCCCCACCTTGCATAAGTGTAATCATCATTAAAAGTCTTTCGGCTCTAACGGCAGACATATCCGGACTCTACGTTAAAGAGATTTTTGCTATCTATGACGAGGTAGACAGGGGAAATCAAAAGGTATTTGATCAATTCGTGGACATCGACAAATTCCGGGACCTTCCAAGAATACCGTCAAAACAAACTCGTGTCGGTTACATCCAACGTGGTGATACGATTGTGTTTCACGTTGGTAGTAGTGCCGATCCTATTGGTACTCCAACGATGGAATATCGTGGTAAACCCGCTATTTACACTGACGATACCGAAGATTCAACCATCATGATACCACCGGAGTATAATCAGATCATCAATGATGAAGTTACTGCGAAATTCCTGCAACATTTGGGTGAAAAACCGAAAGAGGATCTCACTGCTCGATTAACTGCTCATGCAAAGATGTATGAAGCTGCTGAAGCGAACAAACAGAAGGCGATTGAGAGGAAGAACAAGTAATTGTCTGAACCGCAGAAAATCACAATCCCGATCGATAAATTTAAGGGATTGATCACATCGATCGCGTCCCCTCCGGTTGGATCTGCGAAGAGCTTAAAGAACTTCGTCCTGAACCGTAAGAAAAACGCCCTCCAAAATGCACCTGGTTATGGTCTAAAGTGGATTGATGGTGAAGCTGAATACGGTAATCTCCCTCAATCCACCAATGCAGAAGGACCGAACTACATCAATCCGACTCTCTGGAAGATAAGCGATATCACCTGGATCCGTCACTATAATTTCCATACAAAGATGCACGGTGGTAAGGAATTGACATTCTTGGTCGGTAAATACACTAAGACGGCCTTTTATACCGCGTCACCTACCACAGATCGTCTTTGCGTTTTTGTACGTCCATATTGGTCTGGTGCTGCATGGATAGACTCATGGAAGGACCTTACCGATTTCTTCATATTTACACACCTTAGACAAACGGTTCTCGATGTAGAGGATGGATTCTGCCCGGGCGTTTCATTTACGAACGATGCCACAGTTGGGACCATAGACTGGTCTAATCCTGGTAATGCTGCCGCAGACGATGGTAGTTATGCTTCTGTAGCGCTTACACATCTTGATGTATCAAAGTATCTGATGGTTAAAAATGTCACATGGAATCATACGCATCCTATAGGTTGTACGTTGGTAGGATTGGAAGTTAAAGTCATTCGTTACGCTTCGATACAAGGCATGGGTGATAATAGCATAAGAGCTGTAAAAGATGGTGCTGTTTTCGGTGATGATAAAATAGACATATATTGGCTTCTTACTCCGGATGAAGAAAAAATCTATGGAGATAGTTCGGATGATTGGGGTGGATTAGTGATGGACGATACCGATAGTGATCAATTCGGTGTAGCCATATCAGTAATAAATTTAGCCGGAAGCAATAATACAGCATATATCGATGCCGTCTTATTCAAACGTTATTACACAATGCCGGATTCAGACAAGATATACATTGACGATGGTATTGCATTTGATTTTAAGACCATAGATCCAAGCGGCGAGTTATTTAACGATTCCTCTTTTGTAGGTTATATCGCATACTTCAAAGATTCTACGGATGTCGATCGTTTCTTTGTAATATCTGAATGTGGTTATGATACGACTCACCATTACTATCCTGATGATGCCTACTACATTAAAACTTTAGGTCTTCCAACGGAAGGATTACCTCCAGACAATGACAAGATTTATTTCTATAAGTTTTACATGCCGGAATACGCCGGTGAAGGAAATTTAACAGATGATATTGATCCTCACTTTTACGCTGTGAGTGATGGTATTCGCATTGCTACTGGTAGCGATTCCACAGATTCACTGATAAAATCAATGCTTGCTGAAAAGACATGGGGATGGACGTCTCCACTAAATGAGACGGATGAGATCGTATGCGAATCTGCAAAGATGGTTCTTCCTATCAATGATTTTACGATGGACAGGAACGAATACGGTTCTGATTTTAATCCTGGTACATACTACGGAAAGATCACATTCTCAGATGATGACGGTAATGAATCTTCAGTTCTTGCTTCAAGCAGTATCACGTGGAGTACGACTCCAAGCAATCCAAAGATACTTCTTACGCTTGATCGGGCTGTCATTCCGAAGTCTGCAAGTTACATCAACTTTTATATGAGTGTCAATGATGTATTGTATAATCACGTTCTGTTGATAGAATTAGCAGGTGAAGATGTCTGGACAAAAGATGATGTTACCGGAACGATCTACATCGAGAAGGAAATCACAGAAGCTGATTGGAATGTAGGAGCAGGTCCTGAACTATCAACTAATATCGACCGTGCAACAACAGATGTCGGTTATATCCGACCGGCGCATGTATCACTGATGGGCGATATCGCTTATGCTGTGAATGTCTACACATCGCAGAATCTAAAAAATACCATCATGATCTCTGCTGTTCATGGTGATGGCAATACTCAATATGATATCTTCCCTTTGAAAGCGGAATGTTTAATTGACCTTGAATACTCCGATGGTGATGAGCTGCAGGCGATCATTAACCTGGATGATAAGATTGTCGCAATCAAAAGTAACACTATCATCGTACTCTACCGAAATGCTTCCGGTGGTTATGACAGAAAGATAATCTCTAAAGGTAATGGAATTTGTAGCGTGAAATCGTTGGAAGTGTTTGAGGATTATCTTTACTGTAACGATTACAGTGCAATCCTTCGATATTCAATGAGAGGTGAAGAGGTACTCAATCTATTGTGGCTGGAGGATTGGAAAGCTATTGCAAATGCGGTGAAGGAATCCTCATTCTCGGTTTTAGACGACTTCGAGAGACAACTTCGTGTGTCGTTAGCTTCGTTGGAGTACATCTTTGATCTTGATACTGCCCTATGGTCGATTCAGGATTTTGCAGATGTTCCGATTGCCTATTCCCGTCAAATAAACGGAACGGTAGACTTTCTCACACAGAGTGCGATCTTCAGTATCGGTAGATCTCATCCTTATCACAACCTTGTAAATTTCAACATGGAGTATGAGACTAATGAAATCTATGCAAGTGACGCGGTAGGACCGGAAGGTAATTTTATGGATCTACAGGTCGATAAGATATCGATAGATTATATTTCTGATGTCGATATAACGGTAGATGTTTTTGTAGCCGGATCTGCTGCTGCTTGTGATTCTTTTGTATTTTCATCTACGAAAAGAAACGGTATTTTTGAACCTTGTGATGATGCACGTGGGAAGTCGTTCCGATTGAAAATCTCTGCTTCTACCATTGTATCGACAAGTGATTATAACGTATTGATTGAGAAGCTGGCTGTGATGTGTACGCTTAATCCAATATCAGGAGATATATTGAGCGAACCATGATACAGATGATAAATACTCAGAAGCTGGCATCGCTAATCACCGATAATTTGAGTCACGAAGAACTTATTTCCAGACTGAAGGAGATATTCGATGGATTGGGCACGGAGATCGTACACATTGAAAGAACAATCGGAGATCTTCCGGTAGCGGTCAATGGCGGTGGAGATGGGGGTACTTCTAATCACGCGTTGCTCTCGAATTTATCTTATGCATCTGCAGGCCACACGGGTTTTGCGCAAAGTTCACATACTCATAGTGGTTATGCTTTGACAGGCCATACTCATTCAGGTGTTTATTCTCCAATAGATCATACGCATTCTTATAATTTATCATTTGATGCAGGTGAAGTAGAAGATTTTGATAACGCCATGATAACTTTTGATATGGGAGCACCATAATGAGAATAACCATTCAAGTTAGACGTGGAACATCAGCAGAATGGGCAGCAGCAGATCCGGTATTGTACGACGGTGAAATCGGATACAACACAACGACTAATAAAGTTAAGGTTGGTGATGGAGTAAAAAAATGGTCTGAATTAGATTATCTCGTAGCTGACTCAAGTGTTGACATTCATAGATGTAAAACCGTTGCCGTTATCGCAGGAAGTCAGTCTGTAAATTTCTCAAGTGCTTTAACAGGTGCGATAGTAACGCTTGCAAAAGTGGTTGATGTTGATGGAGTAGTATACGACGTACTCGGCCAGGTATCAAATATTGACAATGACGGCTTTGACTTGGATTCTCCAGTCGCAGGAAACCTTACTTACATGGCCATTAAGGAGCAATAATGAAGAAGATTTTACTATTACTTTGTTTGTTGATACCTGGTATGGCCTATGCTCAAAGAAACGCAGCGCATGATACGATTGTAACGTATAGCAAAAACGGTGTTAGATACATTCACCTAAGAGACACAGTGATAGTCTTGGGTGACATTCTACCAAACACAAATCATGGATCGAGCATAGGATCATCTTCAATTCATTTCAACAAAGCATATTTTGATTCTGTCGTAAGTGGCAAGTGGAAGGGTGATCCTCCGGATTCGGTAAACGGTCAAGCAGCTTTACTTGCAGCAAAGGCAGCATCTAATCACAATCATACCGGAACGTACCTATTGATCGGTGATACTGCAGATATAGCATACCGGACCTTCACGAATGGAACGTACTGGAGATTCGCAGACAGTGTAAACTATCTTCGGAGGGACAACAATCTTGCAGGATTAAGCAATGCAGCAGCAGCGAGGGTAAACTTAGGAACCTTAGCGAAT